ATCAAGTTATTCTATTCCTGCTTCTTCTTCTAACTCTATTTTTTCACTTTCTTCTCCTGTGTTCTCCTTTGTGCTTCCAAAGTTTCCAATTCCAAGCCTTTCCCTTTCTTCTTCTCTTTTCTTCTCAACTACTGCACCTGCGTCATCAACAAATGGTAGTAAACCAACCAATGTTTCGTCATCAACTAATCCTTGAAGATTAACTATTATCTGACTTAACTCAACTAAGTTTTGTGGTAAACTTCTCTTAAACAAAACATCTATCTTACTTAAAGGTATTTTCTCCATTTTACCAAGTGCTACATAGTAATTATTGTAAAGCTCAAATCTTTCTTTTAATCCATCTTCAACAAATCTCTCTTTCGTGGTAGTATTCATTTCAAAAGGTAACAACTTGTAACTTAAAGCAACACCACTACTATTTCCTGCAAAGTTCTCGTCCGACATATTAGGAACTTTCGCTATCTTAAAAATATCATTCTCAATAGTCTTTCTTAAAATATCTAACTGCCCTTCGTCCAACTGCCTCATTAGATAATCCAGTTTGCTGTCTATTGGTAAACCAAATAATGTTCTTTGTTCTATTAACTCTCGCATCTGCTTTTCTTCTAATTGAACCCCATAACCAACCAAGATACTTTCAACCAGTTGCTCAATATCATTTATTCTGTCAGACTGCAAAGTATTATAAGCATCAATTAAACTTATTACCTGCTCAAAGTCCCCAGTCATTTCACTATTATTCTTAAACTGTATTACAGGTACTTTCCCAAATAAATGTGGTATACCTTCACCGATTGCTATTGTCTTTCCTTCAACTACACAATCATAAAAAAATTTGTTATCGTAAACCTTAATGCTTTTATACTCTCCTTTCCTTTCCCCTAATTGATACAAAATAGCAAATAATTTATTATGCTCAACAGTATCATCATAAATACAAATACAATTTCTATCATCTACAATAGCACTTCTAGTATCATTTCCTACATTATAAACCAATTCATACTGCCTACCAAAAATGCCCAACTTCTTAACTATCTCATTATCAGTATTAGAAATTACTTGTTCTCTGTATTGTTCTAAAACTACTTCTGCATCAAACTTATCATCAATTTTATAATCAACAGGATTACCTACTAAGTATCCAGTATTCAAATCGACTATATAACTTGCGTGATTAACAACAACTTTATTATTTTTTGCTGTCTTAGGTTTCGTTCTTTTAAGAATATCGTGATTGCCAATATAATATCTGTCTAATCTCTCAAACCTCTCTCGCTCATCTTCATTGACCTCAATAGCCATTTTAATCAAATCGGCATTCAAACTCGTATCTTTACTAACTGTGAACATTCTTTTAGATTAACAATTTATTAAAACAACCAACTATAAAATTGTTTTATTTCTTTTCCTACTATAATCGTACCAAAATTATAACATAATTACAATTTCAATTTACAATCCTTACTATTTATTCTTACTATTTACAATCTTTACAATCCAAGCAACTCCCTATTCAAAATCTGTACTTCTTGTTTATTCCCTAATTTCTCCATTGCAATATATCTGAGTGCATCGACGCTATGATTCAACTCGTCAATAGGTTCATTTAACATATTCCCATTTCTATCTTCTTTCCATTTATATTTTCTTAACTCATTTTCCATTTCAATACTCCTTTTAGTTATGTGTATCTTAAAAGATTTTAACAAATCAATTCCATACCTTACACTATCAGCACCTTTGTACGCCCCTTTAATATTAAATCCTGCTCTCCTAATTTCTTCAATACTTTTCGGCTCACTACTATCACCAACTATCAAATCACCACTATTCACTTTTAACTTCTTTAATTCGTTTATAATATCACTATTCAGCATTCCAGTTCTATAAATAGGGTTATCTACATATAATTCCTTATCAAACTCCCAAAGACCGACTAATGCAGTAGGGTCATTTCTAAAACCAAAGTCCAGCCCATATCCCAAAAACCTAGCACCATCAGGAATACCCTCTACAATATCCCAGTTAACAAATATTACACCTTGCAATTTTGCTTTATTCCCCAAACCATAGACTTCCCACATATAATTGTCAGCCGTTCCGTTTTTAATGTTCTCTGGCGTAGGTTCATAACTTTTAATCTTTCTAATAATATTCTCTGCTAAAAAAGGATTGTCTAACATCGTAGAATGAATAACATAAACATCAGGTCGCTTTTGAATATCATAAACCCAGCCTACATCATTATATGGATTGTAGTCTATTAAACCACCTTTCGTAGTTCTCATTTCTAACTGGTCAAAATGTCTTTTTTCAACTTCTAATGCCTCATTTATCCAAAACCAATCCTGCTTTCTTCCGTGCAATTTTTCTGCATAGTCTAATCCATAAAAAGCAAACTCACTACCATTTACATTATAAACCTGGTCTGCTCTATTAAAGTTTATTTCTGGTGTTATGCTTAGACCATACATATTCACCATTTCTGCAAAATCTTTTAACAATGTACTTTTAATCCAAGTTAGTTTATCTCTAACAATGGTAACAGTTATGCCCTCTCCCTTTACTGCCTTTAACAAAAAGAATTGAAATATACTCCAAGTTTTTGAACTTCTAGAACCTCCTTCGTGGCAAATAATCTTATACTTCTTCTCTGCCTGTATCGTTTCCTTCAATACTTTCGTTGCATTTATTTCCAGCTTCATCTTTTGTTTCAATAAACTTAACAACTACGGTATCTATTTTCTCACCACCTGTTGTAACGTCAATGTCCTGCTGAGGTCTGCCTACATTCCTATCCAGAAAATCAATAGTAAACCTCTCCTTTGTAATATACTGCATCAACTTCGTTTCTAAAACCGTATGCTTGTCAGGATTTTTCTTTATATCTTCCTTCAAATCATCAAACTCCTTAACCGACATATTCCTTAACCTAGTCATTAAATCCATTATTTCCTGCTTAGCCCTTCTCTTTTCCCAACCCTTACTTTTTGCTTCCGATGTTGGCTGATATTCAGGAGTAAACTTTTTAAGATTTTTCAAACTGTTCTCGTTTCTTTTCTCGTTAATCATAACATAATCATAACATTTTATTATATTTCCATCATCTAAACATTTCTATTGTCTTTCCTTTCCTTAGCAACTCTTTCTCCTTTTTCTCTTTAATCTCTATCTCTCTAATGGCTTTCTTCAACTCAACACATCTATCAGAAAACCTTGGACTTTTCAAATATTTATCCATTATATCCTTATATTTTTTATTATTCTCAATATCACCATTAACCCTTATTTGCCCCATATTCTTCACTAATAATTTTAGGAACTGTTTTTTCCCAGTCAATTTTATGATGTATCCTCTTATTTCTTGTTCTCATAATGCTGACCTTACAACAAGACGGTGCATACATTACAGTATAAAATGATTTCAAATATGTCCCAGTATCTAAATACATTTCTGACATACCACCCTTATTTTTCTGTGTAGTTTTTTGATTTAATGCTATTATATTAACAGTATATATCAATTCACCCTTCCTTCCAAGTGTTGTATATGTATTTACATCTTCATTTATCCTCCCCACAAACTCAAAAGGTTTATTAACCGAACAAATAAAACTATTCATTGCTTTTCTTTTTATAGTAATCTTCCTTGCAAAATCACCTTCACTACCACCAACAAAATCGCCACCCTGTGCCATTGCAACCGTCAAAGCACCAGTCCTATCATATAACCTACACATCAATTCAAAAATCCTATCCAGATTTTTAATATACCTATGCTTAAACTCATACTTATTGTTAAATCTATAAGCAAAATCAGTATAGTCATCATCTAACTGAATAAAATATTCAATACCTAGTTTCTTTGCGATATCAAAACAAGCATTCCTCGCATAAAATACTGCCCTCATATCATTAAAATTATCCCCCGTATCAAATCTCCTAGCAATATCCTCTTTGTCAAAAACAACAACGGAATCTCCATATATTCTTTTATATTCTTCAACAGTTTTATCTAAATTATCAACAATTAAAAAAACCTTTCCAGTATATCCACACCTTTTTAATGTCTTATATGTATACACCCTGTCTGGCCTTCCGTTTGTCAAAATAAAAACTGCAAAGTTTCTATTCCCCATATTCTTCCTCCTGTTCTTCCATAATATCTAAAACAAAATCAACAAAGCCATTCTCTATCGCCTTATCATAGTCAACAATAACCAGTGCAAGTTTTTCCATTATTCTCTTAACCTTATCATCTGAATGTGCATAGAAGTCTGCAATCTTTGAGAAGTTAAAACCATAGAACCTAGTAACAGCAATAAGCAAAAAATCCTTAATCTCCTTCTCAATTCCTTCCATATTCTCAATTTCTACAATCAGCTTCTGAACCTTCTCACAATCAACAAGTTCTTCTATTTTCGGCTTTTCACCTCTAACCTCATATATGGGAACTTCTATCTTCGCTGTATAAAAATCACTATCATCACCAATCAAATCACCAAAACCCAAATCCTCTAAAATATTACCAAACTCCTCCCCTAGAATATCCAAATCCCAATCACCCCTATGTGTATTATCTATTATAATTATTTTCTTCCTTTCTTCTTCACTTAACTTCCTATCTGGTAAACTAACCTCAACTTCAAAATCATCTCCATATTTCTCTAACAACTGCTTATACCTCTGATTGCCCCCCAAAATTACATTCTCTGTATCAATAATCAATGG